ATAATCTTAAAATTAGCAAGTGCGCTGACTGTGTTGCGCGAGTTGTTGCTTGGCGCTAGGTAAGGATCGTCCGGGCTTACAATAACTGAATTGGCAAGAACCACTGAAGGTGGGAATGCAAAAGTCTGCCAAAGTGAGTTATCAACTAACGCAGTTGCTAGCGTAGTTCGGAGTGTTGTTACTGATGATGGCATTAGCCCACCATTGAGCGAGGGTCTAGCGCGTGCGCGATCAATCCTCTTACCTTAGCGAGCAGCTGTGCTGACATTCGATAAGGTGAGGGCTGGAAATCGACAGAATTAGAACCAGTCAAAGTGCTGGTTCTTGCTTGCCAGATTTCGACAGCTATCATGAGAGCCGCATTCTGGATAGCCATGTCGGCTGTCCAGTCTGTGTAAGTTCTTGAAGCAACTGAGCCATAAGGGGCAATAGCATGCTTAGGCTGCTCGGTTGCATGGGCAGTAGCCATTGTAATTGAATAATCACCAACGGCTGTTAAAACTTTGCTTCCATTGTAATTAGTACCAGAATTGGTAATTGTTACAGTTTGACCAACGTAAAAAATCTCCTTGACAGGATCATTAAAATAAAGAGTGCCTGAACCAACAACATTTTCGTGAGCTACTGAAAAATAAGTAGGACTCCATAGCATTGGCAATAAAACTGCATCTGAGGCATCACAGACTTCTTGAATTGTTGCATCTGGGTACAGCGAGCCAACGCCGAGAACGCTCTTGAGTTCAGCTACTGTGCACAGTGACATTCCAATTCCTTTCTAAAGACCAAGAGGGGGCAAGGGCTATGCCCCCTCTTAGCGACTTAGTGGGCTTACGCCTTGTTGTTCTTGAATGCGCCAGCGCCAACCTTAGTTGCGATTGCGCCGAAGCCGTAGTAACCAATAGTTACTTGACCTGCTGCTGTTGATTCTGCACGCAAGCGGTAGGTAGGGCTTTCGTACCATGTGTAAGCATCTGGGTTAACGATAAGGATTGTTCCATCGCTATCGCCAGCGTTTGTTGGATCAACATACAGATTAAGTCCTGCGACATTACCTGTTAGTGATGTTGGTGCTACTTGACCGCCAGCGTTCATTGGCTGTGATGCGGTATAAATTGGACGGCCAGAGTCATTTAATGACATGATATTTGACCATTGTCCAGTCGATACAACCATGTTGCGAGCGAATGGGTTTGGTAATCCTGCTGTGGCTGCATAAACAGAAGCAGATCCACGAGCAACAATTCCAAGCAATTCAGCTGCTGTTGGGTATGTTGCAACTGTTGTTGCATCAAGTGATGCGCCTGAGATAAGTGCAGCGTTTACTGCTGCGTTTGTTGTCTTTGCATAAGCTGCTGCCATGTTGCGCACTAGCTCATCGAAGAATGCTGGAGAAGTACGATCTAGAAGTTCAACAGAGAATGTTTGTTGTCCGGCATACTTCTTAACTGATACTGATAAGAACGCTGAGTTCTGATCTGTTTCTGTAAATGCTGCACCTTCTGCAACTTCACCAACAGTAGGCATTACTGTGATCTTTGGGATCTCAAAAGTCATACCTGCATCTGGAAGCACTCCACGAGAGATTGCGTCGATTGATGGGCGGATTGTTGTGCCAAGTGGGTTGATGATTTCATTTAGTTGACGAGTTGGTACAAGACCAGCGTTGTCTGTTGTGTCATCTGCTGCAAGTAGGTATTGACGAGCTGACTCATCGCCTAGTGCTGCACGAATTGTGTTCTCTGCATACTTAGCAGCTGTGATTTCGATACGAGGCTTTGTGTAAGCCATTGCTGTGACAGTTGGGCGAGCAGCTTCAACCGCTTGTGCTTCAACTGGTGTTGCTTCGACGGCTGGAGTGGTATTTTCCACGTTGGCTATCTCGCTTTCTGTTGGTAGGGGTTCTTCTACTGCAACAGATTCTTCTGCTGCAATATCAGTAACTTGGGCTGACTTAAATGCTGGCTCAGTTACTAAACTTGTTTCGACCATTCGGGCACTTGACACATAAGTTACGCCGTCCTTGATCTTTGACTTTAGAACTTCTGCACCGATGCTTAGTCCTGATTGCAAACCTTCTTCAGCAAGAATTAAGGCTTCTGTACCGCGCTGTGAGCGACTTACAGAAAACACTGCGTGAATAGCATCTTCTGATTCTGAAAAACTAACCATGCGGCCTAGTGGCTTTTTTGTGTCATGCTGGCTAAGCAATTTAATTGCTTTAGGATCTGCAATCTCAATAGATCCAGAAAGAAAAATAACTTTGCCCATATTAGTAGATCCTGCTTCAACATTTAGCGGCACGATCTTGCCTGAAATTGTGCGACTTGCTGAATCTGCTGTGAGATCAGCTGAGAAGGTGATTACTTGATTCATTGCATACCTTGACTTCCGTTAGGTGTTAGATCTGTCATTTCCATTGCTTGTTCTTGAGTAATGAGTTCAAGTTGTAATAGTTTTTCAATAACTGCAAGTTCTTGCATTGGATCTGTACGCAAGAAGTTCTTGTCAATGTCAAACTTAACAACATTGCCTCGAGCTGTAATGTCGTCCATCGATAAACGATCTTCAATGGCAGTAATGAATGGTTGCAAAGATAGTGTCAAGAATTGCTTGCGCTCATCTTGCACATTTGCATAAGTCATTGAGTTGTTCTGATCTGCTGAAACATAATAGGCTGGCACATTGCAAAGGCGCGCAATTTCAGTAGCGAGGTTGAAAATCGCTTCTCCGTACATCATTTCTTTAGGTGAGAATGACACTGGCTTATATTCTAAAGTGCTAGTCAAATAAGCGGTCGAACGATTGTTGCGAGCATTGCGCCAAGCAGCTAGTAAACCTGAAACTTCTTTAGGATCAAGATCAGCACCGGTATTTTTGATATAACCAGTAGCCATTGGAGTTGATGCAGCAATCGCTGCTGCCTTTTGAACATCAATGGCCGCGCGAATTGTTTGAATGCCTGTGGTCAAGATACCGGGTAGCAAAGATTGGAAAGTAATTAAACTGCCAAGGCCGTCCATTGGAAGTGTAGTTCCATCAACTGCATAAGACTTAACAAAAGTGTTAGTGCTATCTAAAGTTGCAGTAACGCGATTGTTAGCAATCCATTCAAAGCGAGATGGACGACCATCTTCATTGTAAACTTCAACAACTTGCCAGAAGGCTTGCGAATATAGCAATAATGATTCGACTGTGTAAGCAATCGTAACTGATCGAGGTTGAGAATATGAAGGCTGCTCTAACCAGACTGGTGAGCCAAGCTCTTCGTTAGTAGATTTTCTGTAAAGCTCTAGTGGGATTGCGCCGATAGTGCCAGCCAAAAGATTGCGGCATCTTTGCAATGCTGGTACGGAGAGGGCATCTTCTCTGCTGACGAATGCATATTGAAACGGCATTGCATAAGGTGAATACTCACCTAAAACTTGTGGGGCATACTGCGCTTCGACAGACGACTTTTTAGAAGGTGATTCTGCTCGCGAAAATATACCCATGGCCTAAATGATAGCACAACCTAGACAGATTGCTAGTATTTGTCAAGTTATGATTTGTGGTTTTGGTTGAGGGATCATCAACTTTGATACGACCATTGCCAAGCCGATTGGGGCTGAAATATCTCCAGCAGACTTTCGCTTAATGATTCTCCATGCTGAGTCATTGACTTTAGCTGCACAGTTGTTCATCTGCTGGATCAATTCTGCTTGTCCATTGTGGACTACTCGATGATTGACCAAGCCTTCTAAGAGATCGCCACAGGCTTTGTAGAACTGCTGGCCTGAGATGTCCTCTGTCATAACTCCAGCGTTGCTCAATCGATCTGCAATGGTCTGGGTTGCGTACTTGTCAAAGCAAACTACACGCGGCTTATAGATGTCGCACCAGCCTTTGATTGATGCAGCCATTTTAAGTTCATCGATGGCGACTTGTGAGCTGTAAGTTTCCAAGATCCCGATGCCAATCCGTCCATCTGGCAGCAGTTGTCCTGCGACTAATGATCCGTTCCGCCTTGACGGACTGACATCGAAACCGAATACAGTATAAGCCCCTGGACTCATTTCCAGCGTATTATCTGAAGTTTCTTCAAGAACTCCATGAGGCCAAGGACTTGACAGACTGTCAATCCACTGGCAAAGGGTTTCGGTTCTTGTATTCTCAATCGGACTCGTTGCAATAGCTTCTTCGATTGCATCTTCGGTAATTGTGTAACCAAGGGAAGGGTTAGCAAGAGCCCAGGCATTGCGATCTGTAATCTTGCAATACTGGGGCGCGGAATACTCATAGAAGCCGTAAGACTTTGGTGGGTAATCAATAGCGCGTTCTCTAAGGTCATTAAGCACAGTGCTAAAGGCATCACCAGCATTAGAAGTTAAAAGGGTCTGCGAATTAGGGTGGGCTCTAGTCGTTGGAGTCGCTGCCCGGAATCCGTCCTCGGTAATCTCTCGAACTTCATCGATATAAAGCAAACCATTGACAGATCTTCCGCGAGAGCCATCTCTAGTAGCTGCTACGACATCAAGCCTTGCCCCAGATAGCATCTCGATCGACTCAGTGCCGTTGGCGTGTCGGATCTGCTTGACGAATCCTTTAAGGTGATCATTAGTTTCCAATAAGTGGGTTACTTGCCTAAAGGTATCTAAAGCCATGCTTCGATTTGAGGACATGATCAGAACATTGGTATTCCACTTGATCAAGTGAGCAAGAATAAGCATTCGCGCTAAATGGGTCTTGCCGTTCTGCCTGG